CTGCTCACTCATCGTCGAGTTCGTCGAGGAAAGCGACTAGCGAGTCTTCCATTGCTTCGTCGCTGGCGTCAGCCCACACGGCGTAGAGGCAGTCTGCGTAGCCGGCGAGGTCGACGATTGAGTCACGCACCATGTCGGCGGTGAACTGCTGATCGAGTGCGTTGCCGATGCGCGAGAGCTTGACGCTCAGCATGAAAGCGACAGCCTCAGGCACGCTGAGTGTCACGCCGGTGATGGCTTCAAAGATCTCAGCGGTGCGGCCGTAGTCAATGCTCGGGTGGTGGTACAGCGCACCTCTCGGGCCGTGGACAAGTGCGTTGGCTTCGGCGGTGACAGAGTCCCAGAGTGGGCCCGGTTGAGTGTCCACGATTGCCTCCCTGCAGGCGGTGGTCAGTAGATGGTTTGTGTGAACTTGTCGAGGCTGACGCCTTCGTAGCGGCGGCAGAGCGCATCTAGGCTGACGGTCTCGATGTCCGCCATGCCGTCGTGCACGTTGCGCAACATGAGAATCCCGCGCCACTCTTCGGCCTGTGGGCCGCGATAGTCAGCGGGTGATCGTCCGATGTAGCAAGCGCCAGCGACGAGGCCCATCTGGGGCTTGCCCATGACATAGCGACATCCCCACTGCAGAACCTGTTGGTGGCCCTGGACGAAGGATGCGCCGATGGACTTCAGACGGGTGTCGATGTTGCCACCGATCGGTCGCCCGTTGCCTTGGTTGTAGAAATAGTGCGAGTAGTGCAGACCGTCGAGCTCGACAACCTTGAGGAAGTCGTGAACGGTCCAGCCCGCTTCGGCGTAGCCGAGGTCATCGGTAGAGATGACGCCCTCGAGCTCGGCCATTGAGTCGACGGTCTTATTGATTCGGTATTCATGGTTGCCCAGAGTTAGGTGCATCTCTGGGCGGTACTTCTTGTCCTTGATTGCGACAGCCTTGCGATTGAACTTGGCAATCGGTGCCATGAGCACATCCATCGCAGCGCGCGTCGCTTCAAAGTCAGCAGCCAGACGACGACCCTCGAATTGCCGCTTGCCCTTATCGAATGAACTCAAAGAATTGAGGTCGCTGAAGTCCCCGAGGCAGACGGTCACGTCGATCTCTTTGCGGTGATCGAGCCAGTACTGGCCGACCCAGCCGAGATGATCGGTGAGGTAGTCGTCGTTTGCTTGCACCTGGCAGTCAGGAATGACTAGGTGCGTGCGCGTTGAATCAGACATGCAGTCGCCCGTCTGTGGAGGGAAAGAACTACCAGCGACGCTTGCCGCGATGGTGCACAGCCTCATGGCGGTGCAGCTCGTCGGTGACAGCGTCGAAGCGGACGTCGACCTTGGCGTCGACGGCACGAACATCGCCGCCGATCTGTTTCACATCGCCGATCAGTTCGTCGAAGCGTTCGTTGTTTGAGCGCAGATTGTGGTCGTGCTGGTCACGGTTCTCGGTGCGCAGCTTCACGATCTGCACGACGAGTGTGGTGATGGCACCGAGCACAAGCGTGATGCCGGTGAGGATTGCGACCCATTCGGCAGCGCCAAAGCCGGGACCGTCGCTGATGGCCATCGAGGCTTGGGCGAGCATGGCACTATGCGCCGAGGAACTTGCGCAGGTCGTTCACCTTGAACCAGTCGCAGTAGTCATTCGAGCTAGGAGCGGTCTGCCATGATCCCCACAGCTCACCAGTCGCAGCGAGAGTCACGCAGAGGCGACCATCTTTGGCAACCTCGGCGAGCAGGTTGCTGCCAGCGATGCCGCCCTTGATTTCTGACCAGGGGCCGATGAGGCCGGTCGGTGAAGAGGCGACGCAGCGTAGCGCCATGCCATTGCCGGACAGAGCAAAGAACTCGTCGCGGCCGTCGGTGTTCTTGAGATGAAACATGTCTGCCTCGATTGATTGAGTGGGTGTCGGTGGCGTGTCGTATTCGGGGAAGGCAACCTCGGCGATGCCGCCGCCGTTGAATGGGTGCCACAGTCGCTGGACTCGCGAGCCGTTCACGTTGCCGTTGATAGCGGTGACTCCATTGGCGTCGACGCTCTCAACCATTGCGATGTGGTCGTAGCCGCCTGGTGTTGAGTTCCACTCAAAGGCGATAAGCGCACCAGGAGTCGCAGAGCGGATGTCGTAAGAGGTGCGACCTTGCGCTCGGTAGTAATCGAAGTGCGCCGACACCCATGCGAAGTGAGTCGGGATGCCGACGGCGCTGAGGCAGTAGCTCTGGAAGATGTCGCACCATGCGGTGCCAGGGGCTGCTGGATACCAGTTCCAGAAACGCTGCCCACCTTCGCCGAGGAAGCTGCGCTCAATGTTGAGAACTTCGTCGACCGTTGCCATTAGGCCGGTGCGCCTGATGGGCCGATGTCTTCAATGATTAGAAAGCGAGGTGATGCTGCGCTTCCGTTATCGTTGACTGCCGTGTTGGTGGGGTAGGCGTAGAAGTAGGCGTCAATGGTCAACGATCCACTCGCTGTTGTTGAATAATGCGAGACGATTGATGTGTAGCTGTAAGTGGCAGCGTTCAGTGTCACAAGACTTGAACCAAAGATCGCAGTGCCGGCGACTCGATGAGTAAAGCCGCAGCCGTTTGCGCCGCCACTGCAGGTGAAGTTGTGAGTTGATGTGATCTTCAGACGGCGGTTCTGAACTGCCGTGATGGTCAGCGTCAAGTTTGTCGCCTGGGCGGTTGTATGAACTGAGGTTGTGGTTTTGCTGGCTGTCAGTGTTTGAGTGCCAAGGACACCCCAGGGCGCGTTCCAGCCTGGGCCCTTACGCCATCCACCAGTGGCCCCATGGTAAACGTACAAACCCTCATTAGCATCGTTGCTATCAATGAATGCAACCATGCCTGCAACGGGTGAAGTGATCGCAGCATCACGCGCAGCGGTCGTTGCGAAATACATGACCGACTGGCTCTGGCAGAAATTGTTCAGATCGGCAGCGGTGAGCACTTCGGCTGCCGTAAATGTTTTGAAGCCTGAACCCATAAGAGTCTCCTAGTAGCCGAGCTGGTTGGTATCGAGAACGCCGAAGGCGTTGTCGTTCAAGATAAAGGGCCCAGAGGTAACTGGACTGAGGCTGTAAGTGGTCGACCAAGCGTCAGGCGTAATCGAATGAGAGATGCCTTCGATTCTCAAGTCTTTGGAGATGACTGAGCCGACCCCTTGAGGTCGTCGATTCACGGTGATGCGTGTGCCGATCTCGTCGCCAATCACTGCTGGGTAAAGAGTTGAGGCCGACTGACGTGGATTGACTGTGATCGAGTCAACGCGCAACGCTGGTTGCTTGTATTCGGCAAGCCTCGCATTGGCGATGTCGACAACTTGCTGATCGGTGTTGACGGGTAGCGAACCAACGTCTTCAGTGCGCACAAAGTATTGCGTCTGAGATGTTGAGTCGGCAGAGATGGCCGTGGCGCCGTTAACTCGTTGAACTCTGATTCGGTTCTTGATGAGTTGATCGTTGTAGCTGAACGAGATGTTCGTGTAGCCAAGCTCACCGGTGCTGTCGCCGTAGGTGCGCTGGCTTGTCTTGTAGATGGTCGTCGTGCCGACCGCATTTCTACCGATTTGTGCGACCTTGCCGTTGGCGTCAATAAACAGTCGACCCTGTTCGCATTTTTCGCACTCTTGCAAGATGCTCAGGACTGATTTGTTTTGCCAATCCCGAAGGCCCATCGTGCCAGAGCTTGTGCCGATGTTGAAGGCGTCCGACATCCATTGAATCGCTTGAAGTATTTCAGTGATTCGATCGCTGACGCTTTGGCCCAATGTGTAGATTGCAAGCGCTATTTGATAGTCCTCATTGATGAAGTCACCGATGAAAGGACTGGTGTCAAGGTACGAGTAGCTGACTACCTCATCAATGGTTCCTACGAAAACATTCGCGAACTGATAGGTGGCATTCGCCAACTGGTTCATGGGCTTGCCGATTGACTCAAGGCCGTCAGGCGTGATCGTCGAGGTCGTGACAACAGTTGACGCAATGTCGTCATCGACAATAAGTCCGGTGATCCCGGTGACAAGTCCGTCGTTATTTACCTGGACTCGGACGTGATGCACTTTGCCGTCGTTGACCACAATCGCCGAGTTGATGACCGAGACCAGTCCGGTGGAAGTATCGCCGATCCATGCTCGAATAGTCCCGACTCCACCACTGACAACCATTCCGCAAGCGACGATTGTGCCGTTGTCGTCGCCGGCTTTGAAGATTCCGTAATTGCCATTTGTGGTCGTTGTTGTTGTGATGAGAGCGCCGACGCTGCGAGAGTTGGGGAAGTCGCCGCCTAAAGTTGCAGACATCTGTCCGTTTGCAAACTCTGCGTATCGGTTTCCGTCGAAGGTGTTTGCGTTGTTGTCGTCGTACAGGACGAGCCCTGAAGTTGAGATTGCGCTAGTCGCTGCGCCGGCTGCGGTTTTCCATGAACCAGCCGTGAGTTTGTTGGTGCTATCAAAAAGAGTCGCTGATCCAGTTTCGCCGTCCATGCGCCACCAGCGATTGCCACCTTGGATGTATTCCCAGTAGCTCTTGAGCGTCAGAAGGTTCAAGACTTTGAACGCATCAGAAGCCGTGATCGTTACCGTGGCATCGGTCGGGTTGTTGTATGACTGAGGCCACTGGTCAATCCATCCGAAGAACAGATTGGTGGTTGCGCCGGCTCCATACTGAGCACGGATGCGGATCGGGCGCAGCGGTGTGAGGCTCCCAAAGTAGGGGCCGCTTGCGTGTTCAGGATCGAAGCGTCGGTCAGCGTTAGAAAGCGTGATTGATGCCGAGCCCGCCTGGAATGTGTCGAGCTCGGTTGAGCGGCCGCGATTAGTTGAGACGCTGCGGACATAGGCGCTGACGTCAGTCCAGGTGATTGAGGCAAGTGTTGAGTTGATCGGAACGGTGCCCGATCCTGCGCTAGTTGAGAATCCAATCTCGACAGTGAAGACGACGCCGTCGGCAATGGTTGCGCTCACGCCGCCCTCCAGCTGTCGCCGCTGCGACGCTCATAGGCAGCGATTGCTTCGACGATGGTCTGCCCGACCGCTGCCTTGTCGGCAGTGGCGGAGACGTTCACGTTGATGTTGTAGACCGAGCCGCCGCCGCCGAGACCGTTGCCGCTGAACAGTGCCTTCTGCTGCTGAGGGTTCAGGATCATCTCGTTGTCATGCAGCACAGCGAGACCAGAGCCGCCGCCCATGCCGGTGTTGAAGATGCCGCCCTCGGCGAAGCGTGGCAGCTGCGGTGCTTCGATCTTGTTGCCGCCGATGACTGGCACCCAGCCAGGGACAGACCAAGACAACTTGCCGACGGTGTTGTTCCAGGCGTCCGAGATGAAGTTGAAGGCAGTCTTGAAAGGCCCGCTGATTGCGTCGGCGATGTTTGTGAAGACGCTGCCAATGATGTCTTTGGCTGTCTGAAAGAATCCCCAGACAGTGGCGATGCCGTTCTTGATGCTTTCGAACACTGTCGAGATGACGCCCCATGCCGTGCTGATCTTTGACGAGACGTTGTCCCATACCTCTCGAACTATCTCCCACAGTTTCTGATACCAGGGGATGAGGTAGTTGACGATGTAGCCGTAGATCGCATCCCAGATCGGCTTGATGATGTTGTTCCAGACTTCGCTGATCTTCTCGCTGATCCACGTCCACACGTTCTGAAAAACATCCCAGAGAAAGTTGACGTAAGGGATCAAGATGTTGGTGATGTAGAAAGAGATCGCATCCCAGATCGGCTTGATGATGCCCCAAACGAAGCTGGTGACGGCTTGAATCTTTGACCAAACGTTTTCCCAGTTGGCCTGCAGCCACTTGATCGTCGCGATGAGCAGGACGATTGGCACAATGATGACGCTGCCAAGGATTGCGATGATCGCTGCGTAGGCTTTGTGATCCATAACCCACTGCCAGACCTGATCCCAGTTATTCCAGAGATACAGGGCCGCAGCAACCATCGCTGCAATGGCGACGCCGATGGCGATAAACGGTGCAGCTGCAGCAACAGTCGCAGCGATAGCAGCGAGCATCGAGATCGTGTAGGCGGTGAGCACGATGATCATAATGCCGCCGAGCACGCCGGCGACGACCATCATCATGTCTTTGTTTTCTTCCATGAACTTGGTGAGCTCGTCGACCTTCGGGCCGAGAGTGTCCATGACCTCGCCGATCTTGTTGAACACTCGAGTGGCGATTGGTTCGATGGCCAAGAACACACGGTTCTTCAACATGGTCAGTTTCTCGGCGAAGTCTTGAGTGTCTGCACTTGCGCCGAGGATGGTTTCGCCGCCGCCTGCGATGGCTGCAGTCATGTCTTCATACGAGAGCTTGCCTTCACGAATGAGGGCTGCAAGTTTCGGACCGGCCTTTGCGCCGAACACGTCGAGCGCAATGCCTGCGCCAGCAACGTCGCTAGGTGCGCCCTTGATTGCGTTGAAGGTTTCGGTGAAGACGCTCGAGGCGTCTTTGCCTTGCTTGGCTGCAGTAGCCAGGGACTTCGACAGCGCCGGCATTACGTCGCCAGCGTCCACGCCAGCCTTGGCGAGTGTGGCGAGGAAGCCTGCGGACTGGTCAAAGGAGAGACCAACTTCACGCAGAATAACGCCGGCTCCACTCATGGTGCCGGCAAGTTCCGCAACCGACACGCCAGAGGCTTGCGAGGCACGGAACAAGAGATCGAGTTTGCCCGATTGTTCACCAGCACCGACGCCGAAGTTGTTGAACACGTCGGTGACTGCTGTGAGGTTGCCGCCGAGATCGGTGCCGGTCATGCGTGACAGCTCGAGCACCTGGCTAGAGAGTGTCTGCAGTGGTGCGCCGGTGAGGCCGAGCTTCTGTGAGAACACGGTGATGGCTTTGCCAGCATCGCCGAACGATGCAGGCACTGTGCCGGCGACCGCTTTCATGTCGGCTTGCAGTGCCTCGAG